AATGGCAAGACGTAATTGGAGTAAATGTTATGACTGTGGTAAAAAAATAAATACTAAACGCAATGCCATCTCAAGACATGGGCATGGTTGTGAGGCGTGTTGGTTAAAGAAAAGAAGAAAAGAACGTAGAGAAGAAAGGAGGGCTATAACAAATGGCTAAAGTAGGAGTGAAATTAGGCTTTACTTATAGAGTAGGAGATTTAAATGCGAATCAATATGGAAGGATAGATGTAGATATACATGATATAGATACAGAACTACCATTAGATGAGCAATTAGATAAATCCAAAGAGTATGCTGATAAAATATTTGAATCAGTAAAAAGCAAAATAGATAACAGTTTAGATGAAATATTGGGGGAATCAAATAATGAATGAGATTATTAGAGCTAAAGTATTAGAGGATGTACTTGCAGAACGAGAACGTCAAGATGGGATGTATGGAGATCAAACTAAACATTCAGATCAGTATTGGAATGTAATTGCAACTGAAGAAAATGGAGAAGTAGCTAGAGCTATATGGGAAGAAGATGATGGACATATGTACGAAGAAATAATTCAATGTGCAGCTGTTTATTTCGCATGGGCAGAAGCAATTAGAAAACGAGGTGATAGATGAAAGATAATGCAGAAAAAGCAATACAAGAATTGCTAAAAGATAAAAATCTTAATCTAACAATGGGAGATAGTAATGTATTTGATTATGGTAGGATACCTTTTGGCATACCTGCTCTTGATACATTGACTGGTGGTGGTATACCAAAGAAGAGAATGACTTTAATTTATGGTCCAACCAATGTTGGAAAGTCCTATTTATCGTCACAGATAGTTGCTCAAGTCCAGAAACAAGGTGGTAGAGCCGCATGGATTGACACAGAATTATCTTGGGATGCAGACTGGATGACTAAGTGTGGTATAGATGCAAGTTCAGTGGTAGTTGGACAACCATCAAGTGGTGAACAAGCTATGGATTCCATTAAAGCATTAGCGACATCAGGAGAATTTGATGCTATTATATTAGATAGTATTGCAGGTTTAGTACCTGCTCAAAATATGGACGAAGATTTTTCATTTAGTCCTATGGCTTGGCAAGCAAGATTTGTCAATTCATCTTTACCTAGGTTGTTACCTAGCTTACATAATGGAACTGCTTTGATTTGTATAAATCAAGTTAGAGCTAGTATGGGACCTGTTGCATTACAAAATATGCCGGGTGGTAAAGCTCAATCTTTCTTCGCTCATTTCTTACTAGAAGTTAGAAGAAACGGGTGGATTGAAGAATCTGGTGAGAAAGTTGGATTTGATATGCAAGTAAGACTGCGAAAGACTAAAGTTGGTGGTCAGAACTGGAAAGCTGCCTCTGTTCCATTTAGAGTAGATGGTGGAATTGATATACTAGAAAGTTTCATTAGAGAAGGCATTGAAAAAGGATTTGTTAAAAAAGCAGGAGCATGGTATACTTATAATGATGTAAAAGCACAGGGTATGAATGGTCTTAAACAGATCTTTATTGATAGTCCAGAACTAGAGGAGCAGTTAGTCAATGACGTTTCCTAGAGATTATACTGACCAAGAATTGAAATTAGCTGAAGTTCTAGATCAAACTGGACTCAGGTACGAAACTCAAGCTCCATTTGGTAAATATACTGTAGATTTTTTTATTGATGAAATTAATACAGTTGTTGAAGCAGATGGGGTAATGGGACATTTAAGAAAAAAAGATAGGCAAAGAGATATTGAATTACACGAAATGGGTGTTACCAATATTATTCATATCAGATCTAAAACTAAAGAAGGTATTAAGGAGGAATTATGGCAGGCATTAAACAGCTTGGAAAAGCAAGCTTAGATCCTAGAGGAAAACAAGATAGATGGCTATTAAAAGCTATTGATACATATTTAACGAAAAAACAATCTCCACCAAGACAGGGAGTATTTTTTCCATCTCTAGTCTCTAATCCTTGTGATAGATATGTCTTTATGGCATACAATGGATTATTAGAATCTTCTACTATAGATGGTAATTTAAGTAGAATATTTGACAATGGTAGCTCTCTCGAAGATAGAGTTAATAAATACTTTTCAAATATGGGTATTTTAGAAGGCAGAGAAGTATCTTTGAAGAGTACTCTACCACCTATTTCAGGACGTATGGACTTTCTTATTAAACATGAGAAGTATGGAAAAGTGCCTGTTGAATTAAAATCCATAAATACTAGAGGTTTTGAAAACTTAAGACAAGCTAAACCAGAGCATATATTACAATTACATACTTACATGAATTTATGGAACGATAATCGTCAATTAACACCTGTAACACATGGAATAGTATTGTATGAAAACAAAAATGATCAGAAACTAAAAGCATTTTTACAAGAGCTTGACGATAAAATTTGGAATAATATAGTAACTAGACTACTTAAAATTATGGATATGCAAACCATACCTGAAAAATGTACAGGTGATAAGTGGTGTAAATGTAAGGAGGTATAATGGAAGACGAGAAATGGACCCCAATAAAAGCATTGGGGAGAGCTAGGAAATCAATTAATGAATTAATGATTCCAGAGTTATCAATTGATAGATCAGAAAAACCTGAGTTAATTTTTTCTGATGTTTATAATGTAGATAATTCTAGATTAGAGGAATACTTAGTAATGTACAGTAGCTATAAAGCATATCTAGAGACTGAGATCTCTAGAAGAGAATCTGAAAGAAACGCATTAGAAGCTGCATTTGAAGAAGGGTACTCTAAAGCTATGTATACTCTATACCAAGAGAGAGAAAATGAAGGTAAAAAGAAGCCTGTAAAGGAAGAAATTAGAGGAGAAATATTCAGTAAATATCCGGGACTTGAAAGTCGAAGGAAAGAGATTATTGAAAAAGAAATAGCTGTGAGAGAACTCTCAGGATTATTAAATACTTATACTACTGCTTATAATACAATAAGTAGGATAGTAGCTCTACGAACATATGGGGGTGAGAAATGATATTAGGGGTAGACTGTTCTTCTAAAGCTATACATGGAGTAATCTTAAATGATAAAGAAGAAATCGTAACACAATTTAAGACAGATAAACAGAAAGAGGATTTTGACATAAGATTTGTTAAAATAGTTGATAATTTTTCCAATATATTAAGTAAAATAAATATAGAGAAAGCTTTTGTAGAGGCTGCAATCTACATACAAAATCCAAAGTCCACAATTGAAATAGCTAGAGTTGTCGGTGGAGTACAACTTACTTGCAACAAATATAGAATACCATGTCAATTGGTGGATAATACGAAATGGAAAAAAGAAATCGTTGGTAAAGGCAATTGTTCTAAGGCTAATATAATGACTTTTGCAGTTGAAAAATGGGGAGACGTTTTTGAAGAACAAGATTTTGCTGATGCTGCATGTATCGCATTATATGGGATAAAGGAGAGTAAAGATGGGAATTCCTAGTAATTACAGAAAATCAAATGATAAACCTACTTTTTATTATCATGAAAAACCTAAAAAAGGTAGGAAAAGGAAGCCAAAGGATAGTCTACCAAAAGGTATGACTGTTGAAGAATTTAAAGCAAAGTACGCAAAAGTTGTATGGTGTGATTATTACGCCTGTATACATAATGAATCTCCTGAAGGAGCTAGTAGAAAAATAGCAACTATACTGGAAAATCCTCATTATGAACCACTTGGAACAAAAGATGAATCTTGGAAGGGTGTTTGTGGAACCGATAAAACCGAGATTGCTATAAGATTTAAAACCGTTCAAGGTACAAGTGGATCAAAAGATAAAGTTCCTGAGTGTTTTAATGCAGCGTCTAATAAAACAGGGCGTATAGATATGAGTAAATTATTGCAAGGTAATGGAACACCTTATGGTGGTAGTATTGAATCACAAAGTGCTGACCAAGGATTTACAGGTACTGCAGCTTATGGTACTAAATGGAAGGGTAAATAATGCCTAAGAATTATCCAGAGGAAGTAAAATTAGCCGCTTTAGAATTGTATTTAGAAAACAAGACTGGAGCTGAAATTGCAGATTCTATTAATAAGCAATTTGAACTAGAGGTAAAAGCTCCAACTATATATGCTTGGGCAAGACAATATAATTGGAAAGGCGAAAATGCAGCTATGTCAACAAAAGCAAAAGAGATAGTTAAAGAGAAACAGAGTCAACGACTTGCTAGAATTCAAACTGAACATCTAGATGTGTATCAAGGGGTTAGAGAAAAAGCAAGTTCTGAATTAGAAGGTTTAGAATTTGAGAGAGCCTTTGAGGCAGTTAAAGCTTTAGACATAGGAATACAAGGAGAACGGAAAACTATTGAGGGTCTGGTAAACTTACAATTCGTTCAAGACGTTCTTAATGTATTAGTTGAAGAAATATCAGATCAAGACGTATTAACCAAAGTAGCCAGTAAATTAAGAACTCTGGTACAGGAGAGAGATGACATCCAATAAAAAACAACAAGAAGCATTAACATTTCAAGATGCCTTCAGTAAATTAGCAGAAGGATTAACTACTGGTAATGTTAGTTATAAAGTCGGTAGCTTTTATGAATTTCTTAGAGACATTTGGTCACAAAGTTTTGATAATCCTGAATATTTTGGAGCTTGGCATGTGGGGGTTTTAGCAGATGATATCGAAGAATGTTTAGAAACAGGTAAAAATTATGTTGCAATACTACCACGTTTCCATTTTAAGTCTACAATTTTAGGACATGCTTTCAGTGTTTGGAGACTTTTGAAGGCTAAAAGAGATTGTTCAGTATTATATTTATCATATAGTGATGGAATGGCTAGATATCATTTATCTGAAATAAATAAAACTGTTTCAAGGAATCCTGTATTAATGGATTTAATGGATAACAGGTCACCAAAAGCTGATTATTCTTTTAGATATTATATTAATAAGAAACCAATGGAGATTATGCATGGTGGATTATTCTCTTTCAAAAGAGGTATGCATGTTAATGGAGCATTAATTGCTGATGACGTATTGCGTGATCCGGAAAATCCTTTAAATACTGGACAAATAACAAAAGTTGAAGATCATTTTATGACAGAAAGTTTGTTTATTCCTTTGAAAGGTGTACCAGTAATTGTATTGGGTACTCCAATGATGCCCGGAGACTTATTAACCAACTTGCAGAAAGATGATAGATTTAAATCAAGAGTATTACCAGCTCTTGACCCAACACCTACTAGAAGAGTGTTGATGCCTGAGTTATACAATGAGGAATGGTTATTACAACAACAAGAAGCAAGACCAAAATCATTTGCTTCAGAGTTTTTGTTGCAACCTCATTTTGCAACTGAAGCATATTTTAATGAAGAGGATGTAGTTAAGTGTGAGTCAGAAGACTTAAGAAGTGCTTCTGCACATCAAACATTTAAAATGGAAGCTGGAGATCAACTATTTGCTGGGTTTGACGTAGGTAAAAAACGACACCCATCTCATTTAGTTATATTCAGAAGAAGAGGCGATAAGATAGAACAAGTACATCAATCATGGTTAGATGGATGGAATTATTCAGATCAAATTCAATATTTGAATGAAGTCGCTGAAAATTATAGTTTAGAGAAGGGATATATAGATAATACAAGAGGAGAGCTAGAAGACAGAGGATTAGATACTGTATGGCATTCGATGACTTTTTCACAAAAGAGTAAGAGAACTATGGCACAAATCTTTGAAGAGTATGTTCATTCGGGTAACTTAAAGTTAATAAAAGATGAAAGACAGAAAGGACAAATTCTGTCGGTGAGTAATGACTTAAAAGCTCCTGAAACCCCAATGGGACATGGAGATGCATTCTTTTCGATTGCAATGGCATTACAAGCATGTTATGAAACAACTATCTATAGATACGAAAGTTTGGGAAGCGTTACTGATTGGCTTGATGCAGTGTCCCCTGAAGAGAAGAATTCAATCAAAGAAGAAGCAAAAGTTCCAGATCTGTCAAAATGGACAGGAAATGAGTATAATAAAGATAAGGAACAAAATCAAAAAGCACCCAACCCATCATGTGATGAAATGGTATGTATGCCTAATTTTTGGGTAAAAGAAAAAAATCTATGTCTGTATTGTGGATACAGAGGAGGATAATAAGGAAGGAACAAAATGGTGACACAATTAACCCCGCAAGCCGAAACAGTCGCAACGAGTCGATATTATTTAAAAAATGAAGATAATGAAGTTATTGAAACTGCCGAAGAAATGTTTAAAAGAGTCGGACAGGCTATAGCTAAGATTGATATGCAGTATGGACAAATGGATGCTAATGCAGCATTAACAGCTATCGATTTTACAAGTATGATGAGTGAATTAAAGTTTATCCCTAATTCACCAACATTAATGAATGCAGGTACTGATCAAGGAACTTTATCAGCTTGCTTCGTGTTACCTTTAGAAGACAGCATGGAAGATATAATGAAAGCTGCTCATGACATAGCAATGGTACAAAAGTTTGGAGGAGGTACAGGATTTGCTCTTAGTAAGCTAAGACCAAGAGGAGATCGGATAAAAACTACTCATGGAATTGCTTGTGGACCTATTCAAGTGTTGAAGACACTTTCAAGAGTTTCTTCTATGATAACTCAAGGTGGAAAGAGAGATGGAGCAAATATGGCAGTAATGTCTGTATACCATCCTGATATTCTTGAGTTTATTGAATGTAAAAAAGTCGAAGGTGAGATACATAACTTTAATATTTCTGTTGGGGTAGACTCTAACTTTATGAAAGCAGTAGAATCTAATGCTGACTACAATTTAATAAATCCAAAAAGTAATGAAATAACTGGACAATTAAATGCTAGAGAAGTATTTAACAAGATTATTTATGGGGCTTGGAGAAATGGTGAGCCGGGAATGATATTCTTAGACAATGTTAACAAAGATAATAATGTAATAGAAGAATATGGTGAAATGATTGCAACTAATCCTTGTGGCGAACAACCATTATTAGGAAATGAATCATGTAATTTAGGTTCAATCAACCTAGCTAAGTTCTATCACGAAGATCATCATGATGTAGATTGGAAGAATCTAGAAAAGGTTGTAAAAACATCAGTCCATTTCTTAGATAATGTAATTGATGCGAATAAGTATGCGACACCAGAAATAGAGAAAATGACTAAAGCTACTAGAAAGATAGGTTTAGGTGTTATGGGATTCGCAGATTTGCTAATTCAGCTGAAAATTAAGTATAATAGTATAGAGGGACGTAAATTAGGTAAAGATATTATGTCCTTTATTAGAAAAATAGCTGATGCACAGTCAATAAAATTAGCAAAAGAACGTGGTACTTTTCCTGCATGGGATAAAAGTAACTATGGAGAAGATGAAAAATATAGAAATTCTTGTAGGTTGACTGTTGCTCCTACAGGAACAATATCTATGATAGCTGATACTTCTAGTGGAATTGAGCCAACATTTGCTTTGGCTTGGAAGAAGTCGAATATACTAGAAGGACAGACTTTATATTATGTAAACAAATATTTTGAGAGAGATGCTAAAGCACATGACTTCTATTCAGAAGATTTAATGGAACATTTATCTCAGGGAGGTTCTTTAGAATCAAGAGAAGATGTACCACCATGGGCTAAAGAAATATACATTACAGCTCCAGAAATTTCTGCAGAGGATCACGTTGCGATGCAGTCAGCTTTTCAGGAAGATTGTGATTCAGGTATCTCAAAGACAATTAATTTTCCTAATGAAGCGACCCTCGCTGATGTTGAGTCGGCTTACCTATCTGCTTGGAATCTTGGTTGTAAAGGTATTACTGTTTATAGGGCAGGAAGTAGAGAAAAAGAAGTTCTGGTTAAAGGGACTAAAGACAAAAAAGAGGAAGAATTAGACGATCAATTAAGTTTTTTTGACTCAATGGAAGCACCAGTTAAAGCTATGGAGTCAGATTGTTGTGATTCTCCTCAAGTAATAATGGAATCAGGTTGTAAAACCTGTAAAAGTTGTGGTTGGAGTGCTTGCCACATAGCTTAAAAGAATTAGAATAGACAAAGGAGGTCAGAATGGCTATAGGAAGTTTATTAAGAGATAGAGATGTTCAGTATGTTGCTTTAAAAGATGATGCAACTAATACTTGGAGAATCTTAGATACATGGAATGCAGCATTAAAAGAATTTGATGTAGAAGATGATATTCCAGATGATAACGAGGCAGTACAGATTATTACAGAAGCAGCCTTCATTGCTTTAATTAAAGAGGCAACTAGGCTTGGAGTATTAGAAAATGCTTCATTAGGTAATAATGATGTAAATGACGAGGATTTACTTGCATTAGAGCGAGAAAATCAAGAATTACAAGAAAAACTGTCGAAAATAGAGGAAAATGTAGTAAAATATAAAGAGGGACCAAAAAAACCTCAATACTCAGAAAATTATGCAATAAAAGACAGAGCTATTCAGGCAATTATTAATCTAGCAGGCATGGCAGATGTTGAAAAAATCAGTGAGGATAAGTAAATATGGCTAAATTATCAGAATTTCTTCCAGATGTACCTCAAGTAGCTCAGACTATTTCAAGTTTGAACGAGCAGATAAACATGCTGCAGATTATGAAATCGACTGGAGATAGTGGACAAGCTCCTACTATTGGGTTGGATCATGTAGTTAATACATGGGTTCGACATCAAATGGCATATCGCCAACAACTTGTAATGGATTTACAGACTATTACTTTTTCTGTACAAGAAATAAGAGGTCCATTAACACATATTACAGGTGAAGTATTTAGACGAGGACTAAAGCTTGTCCCATCTGTAAAAAATCCAGATAAAAGTCAGTTAACTAGATTTAATAAATTTTTTGCTGATGCTAACGTATTTGATCAAAGTTTAGAAGAAGTTCTACGACAATTCCATTATGATGTTAACTCTATTGATGATGGATTTTTATACATGGCTAAAGAGTATGAAGAATTATCAGATGGAAAACTAGGGTCTAAAGTAAAAGAAATACGAAGATTAAATCCTGCTCTAGTTGAATTTGACTTAGACGCTGCAGGATTACCAAAAAATGCTCATTTTGTCTGTCCATTAGATAGAACAGATGTAGCTGAAGAACCGGGTAAATCTAAAAAAGGATATGACAGAATCCCTGCGATGTATAAATATTATCACAGGAATCAACATATGTACTTAACTGATTCAGAAATTATACATTTATCTAAATTCTCACCTTCTGAAACTTATGGTTGGTCACCTATATTAACAGTATTTGAAAAAGCTCTTACCTTAATTGGTATGGATAAAAACTTATATAGGTATTTCTTTGAAAGAAAAATGCCAGCTTCTATGATCATGGTAACTACTGATGATCCTGAAAGCTTAAGAAGAGAACGAGCTCATATAGCAGCTCAAACTAGACTTGATCCAAACTTTATTCCTATGGTAGCAGTATCATCTAGGAACAATAGAGGTAGAGTTGATATGGTAAGATTATTCCACACTCTTCAAGAGATGGATTATATGCCAGTTAAACAAGAAATTAGAGAGAGAATTGCTTCTATGTGGGGAGTATCACCAACGTGGCAAGGTACGCCTGAAGCTTTTGGTGGATTATCAGCTACTACGCAACAATTAACTGTAATGAGTAGAGTAGTTGAATCAGATCAACGATTATTTCATGACAAAGTATTCCCACAATTATTAAAAGCATTCGGTGTTACGGATTGGAAACTTGAACTTCCTACTCCTGAAGAAAAAGCTGAAGCAACTATAATTGCTCAGACTCAACAGAAAGTTGCAATTGCTAGTCAATTAGCACAAATGGGCTTTAGTGTTGAACTTAAGGATAAAGAAGAAGTAGATATGAAAGAACTTGAGTTTGTAGTTAGTGGAGATATGGTTCCACAAGCAC